ATAAAATCTTTATCTTTCCGCAGGGGTAATCATTGCCCCTGCTTTTTCTTCGGCTTTCAGATTTGCCCCAATTTGGCATTAAAAAAGACCCAGTGGGTATTTCTTCCACTGGGTCTTGTATCGTCTCTTTCTGGCGGTCACGGTGTGCCACGCTGTGGGTTCTGCTCTACGGTGTTCCCGACATTTATGTCGGTCACATCGTCTGGGTGCTTACCCCCTTTAGAACCCCCTCTGCGGCACATCATACCTCCACTCTTTTTATAAGTCAATCGCCAATTACAGAAGTTCATTGACCTTCTTCTGCACGGCTGCATAGTCGTATCCGGCAGCCTTCAGCTTCTGCTTTCTGGTTTCTCCGTTACCCCATTTGCCTGCTATGACTTCCTTGGCAATCTCTGTGATGCTTTTCTGCGGTTTCACTCCGAGTTGTGCATTGACTTCCTTCTGGACTGCATCGTAGTCATATCCGGCCGCCTTGATGCGATTCTTTCTATCCTCGCCATTTCCCCACTGTCCTGCAATGACTTCTTTGGCGATTTCAGCCGCATTCTTTTTCGGTGTGCTCGTTGCTCCTGCAAGGCGGTTCACTTCTGCCTGCACCGTTGCGTAGTCATATCCGGCAGCAGCCAGTCTATTCTTGCGGTCATCTCCGTTTCCCCAGTCTCCTGCGAGCACTTCCTTTGCCACCTCAGTGACGGATTTCTTCTCGCCCTGGTTCTCTTTGGTTTCCTCTCCGTAGTAGTAGTCCATATCTACCTTGCCATCGATGCCGCTTACTGTTCCGGAACTGGTGTACTGGTGGAATGCGCAGTCATAGTCCGGAGATCCTGTGTAATCTGCGAGCCAGTACACATACTTGGAGAGCACTTCGTCCGAATACATATTTCTGTGGTAGTCGATGTTGGAATAAACACCTGCCTTGTATCCGTGGCTTTCCACGTACTCACAGAATGCCTTTGTGAATGCGATGCACTCATTCTTTCCGAGGGTCACTCCCTTTGCCTTGGCTTTCTTTACGGTGTCGTACTCAAAATCGTAGAATACGATCACATCTTTTCCGAGACCTGCCTGTTCCATCTGCTTGATGCAGAATGCCGCCTCCTGCGCTGCCTGTTCTGCGTTGAGTGCATAACTGAAATGATATACTCCCTTGATCTCGATGCCATTCTTTCTACAGCCATCCACATACTGGCGGAACTTTGCGTCTACCGTCTGTGCGTATCCTTCACGGAGGATTGCGAACTTGATGCCGTCTGCTGCTACTCTGGCAAAGTCTACATTGCCCTGCCAATATGAAATGTCCATACCTTTGATTGCCATATCTGTTTCCTCACTTTCTGTAATAAAATAGGGCAGCCTACTGGCCGCCCTGCTGCGTATGTTTCCTGTTACTGTTCCTCGGTATCATCCGAAGCACCGATGTTAGCGGAGTCGGTCAAGCCTTCCCCGATGATGTAAGCCACCACGGACGCTCCTGCCATAATGAGTGCAGTTACCTGCGTTGCCGTGTTATCTGTTCCGCCTGTGGCGAGGATCATCATTGAGACAAATGATGCCACTGCCGTCCACAGTTTTCTGCTTGTGAGTTTTCTTACCCAGTCGATTTTCTTCATTGCTTTGTCCTCCTGTTATACAATTTGTTTAAGTGCCTGTTCGTTCAAAAAGTCCTTCTGCTCATGCTTGACTTTCTGAGCGTAGTCGAGTGCTGCGTGCATATCCCCATTGCAGTGTGCATCCGGGATTCTCTGCACCGCTCTGGCTGTCGCTTCTCCGAGTGCCAGGGAAGCATTGACGCAGTTGATGATGCAGAGTTCATTCTTCTCTCGGATCTGCTCTCTGGCATCTACTTCCTTCTGCCGTTCTTCCCGCTCTGCTTTTTCCTTGTCGGCACGCTTCTGTATACTCTGCTCGATGAGCCAGAAAAAGAAGCCAGTCAGTGCCGATGGGATACTCGCTGCCATGATGATTGCTGTCACATCCATGCGCTGCACCTCCTCTCTAAAAAGACCGTCCTGTCCGGACGGTCCTTAATTCTGATTTAATTTCTCACACCGCTTGCATGGGTACTGCGTCATCGGTATGTGGTAATTTGTGCAGTGGGCACAGGTGCCGCTTTCCTTGCAGTCGAGGTCACATTCTTTCATGTGCTTATGGCAGTACCTGCTCCCATGTGCGTGGGTACATTGGAAGTTATTTTGCCTTGGTTTCTGCCTTGTACTTCTCGCCTGTGATTTCCTCGTACTCTGCTTCATCAATAGTTCCCTTCTCCACTCTGGCTGCGATCTGCTCCTTTGTCAGCCTGCCTGCGGTATAAAGTCTTTTCAGACTGTCGATTAATGTTCTCATTATAACAATCCCTCCTCGATAAGCTGTGCGGTGTAATCATCAATCGCCTTGTCGGTGTCGATCTGCTTGATGGATTCCAACATCTGGTATTCCGATACAGTGATTTCCCTGCTATCGCACTCCCAGTCGGTGTAGGCCTCCATGCCCTCGGTTGCTTCGTGCTGCACTTTCTCGATGTTCTTTCTCTGGATGTAGATGCCGTCAGCCACAAGCTGCAGCTCCTGCGGCTCCTCGGAGCATCTTTCCTTGGTCCATTCCTTCATGGTTCTGCCTCCTTTTGATTTTTGATATTATTTTCTTAAGCCGGCCCACATGGATATAAGGTTTTATCCTGCTCTGGTAACAGTCGTATGTGTCCGTGCAGGTAAACCATCCCATGTACGACAGCATGGCTTCGATGTGTCTGTGAAAGTATCCACGGTTTGCTTCCTTTGACCTCTCCATCTTCTTTGCCAACCGTGTTGCGGATAGCATGATGTTCTTTCTGATCAGCGTCTTGTTTCTGTAAAATATAAAACCCATGAAGTCCAGTGCCCTACCTATCTTCCGCTTGCCCTTCTCGTAGTAGAA